AGGGGATGCTCTGCAAGCTCCCTTTATAGCGAATAAAATCGCCTCCAAAACCTGGTAGTTAGAACCCTAGGGTTTCGAACCACCAGCGCTCCTGCGCGGTCTTTACATAGCGCAGGCGTGTACGTCTTGACGTACACGGGTCTTCGTCTCACGACGAAGGGATAACGGTTGGTCGGAGCTTGCGCCCCGTAAAACCGCAACGTACTCCACCTGCCTTCGCAGAGGGTGTTTAAAGTCGTCCGGTACAGGCGTGGAATGTAATCCCAAACCTACATATCCGGAATACTCTGGCACCCAGGCAGTGAGTGGACTCGCGATGAACGAATCGTGCTCCACAAGGAACCCGGTATTGAAGGGTGTCTTAGTGGGCCGATGAAGCTCAACATAGCGCAAATTACTTGGCGCTAATTCACGCAGGGCTGTGGTGATCTCCGGAAATTGATCGGAGAAGCCGTAGCATTCTGCGTAAAGCGAGTTGTGGAAGTTGATTAATGCTGCTAGAGATTCGCAGCGCTTCCGCATGTACACGGGCGTAACAGCCCGTCCCCGTACCCAGTCGGCCCCGCAAGATTCGCGGAAAGATCCGTGATAGAAACTTTTATCACGGTTAACCTTAAAGCCGACGTATTGCAATGCCTCTGTGACGAGTAAGGCGATATTCTGCCTTACTATGATGTCGTCCCCGTAACATGTTAATTGGGGGCGCTGACCACTGATCTTGTAACACGCAGCGGAAATCGCTGCGAAGATCAACGTTTCAAGAGGGAAGCAGAAGCCGTTGCCCATACTGCAGAACTTTTCATAGCGCCTCACGGCGCCGTTCAAGCAGTACGATGGGGAACGTGTCGCGTTAAGCAACACGAACCACTCAGCAGGTAGTAGACGCTTTACTAAGGCCAAGCAAACAGAATCACTAGCTTGGCTCAAGTCAAGAGTTACAAAGGGGTCTCTCATTTCACTAAGAGAACCCCACCTAGCCCACTTCTGGTTTTTCGTCTGGTCGGAAAGATCGATGGCAAAGCGTGAATCCTTTAAAAGGTCTCGCATGTGCCTGTCAATCCCCTTCTGGACAAAACCATTGAGTAGCGGCTCGACAGCGATGGCGCGATGCGTCAAAGCTGTTTTGGGTACAAACGCTATATTGTTGTAGTGGACATACTTGATCTTAGAGGAGAAATAAGTAAGGAAAGCCTTACTGTCAATCAAATCGTCTTCACCTGACCGGTGAAAATGACCCCCTGCGTGTGGATCGTCCATAACAGATGGGAAGGCGAAAGTCTGCCCGAACATCTGCAAAAACTGATCGTTACAACGCAGAGCCTCAAAGGCGTAAGTGGCACAACTAGGGCTCACAGACCATTCCCCGGACAGTAGCTTACGTCCGAGATTGGTCGCATTTCCGTGGACCCCAATTGAAGCGCCTCCGCTAAAATCACACTTTTGGTAGATCTCCTTAAGATTCGGGATTTCTCCAAGAACCTCAAGGATCTCGAGCCTAGCCAGTTCCAGTATTTCATGGAATAGCGTTCGCCTCGGGTCCCGCGCCGTATGGCGGAAGGGACTATGGATCCGTAACTTCAAGTTGTATCGTTTGCAGCGTTTTTCAGCTGCAAGGAACGACTCAACTGCCGCCTTCTCTGGGTCAAACCCAGTTTCCGACGGTAGAAAAGCAAACTTCTTGAAGAGTGCGACAAACTGCTTTCTGATCAGGAATGCGTGATCAGCCGGAAATACGCTGTCTTCCGGGGGCAGGGGGTCATGGGCTGATGCCCATGCCATCAGGGATTTCCAATCCCGGGCCCGAAGGGCTCCGGAAAGGAAGTCGTATTCCAGATGGAACACCCCATAGCGGTGGTTGTCCAACATCGCCCTCATTGCCGTCGTCACGACGGTAACAGGGTGTGGCTTCCAACGCTTTGTGCGTGGTCGAGCTTGAGTATCCATTACGGATATCCTCCAGTGCGTGGTTTCGGCCTAAATCAGGCCGAAGTACCATCAAAGCGATTAACATCGCCAAGATGGCTATCAGCTGATTCATGATTAATGTTTCAGATCATGAGAAATTGCAACTGCCGTGCCGATTGCGCCGCCGATCAAGGCTTCGAAATCGTCAAGACAAACCTGCACATCAGCTGACGACACGCCAACAGGAGCCGAGACATTTCCGTCGATAATCACCGTTTTGTATTCGGTGCCAACGAGGAAAGACCGCGAAAGCTTCAAATTGCTTTTCGCCACACCGGCGGACGTTGCCGTCGCCTTAGGAGGGGTACGCTTGAGATCAATACGGTCAGTTACGGCGAAGGTCTGATTAGGACCCGCATAACGAACCGCGTTAGGATTAAGCTGAGCATCCTCAGTGTAAGACTTGGTGTTGACAGTAATTGTCATGGATTTCTCCGAAGTTTAGCGAACAAACCTAGTTTTCCCGGGTTTAATTTGCTGGATGAAGAGACTAAGAAGGTCCCAACCACGATTGTTGCGCAAGGCATGGACGATGTCCGTGTCAAACGCAATGCCGGGTTGAGGGATCCCAGGTACGCGGATTCGCGTCTCAAAAGCGATTTCCGTAACCCCATGCGGTTGGCGTTGCACCACCCATCCAGGTAAAAACTGTACTTCCCCCACAGACCTCGTCACCTTTGTTTCTTTGATGACGGTAGTCCATGAGGACAGTCCTTTGATGCCCAGTTTTGGTGTCAGGGCCTGGATATAATCTCCGAAATTGACGAACCAGTCAACAACGAAGGAGAACGGGATTAACTCCCAAGCAGTAATCGGGATTGACTCCCAACTGAAGCCCATACGTGCTGACACCGAGCGGTCACCCTCATAGAGGATGCCTGCTTTTACGGTGTAGGTCGTGGTGGAGCTAAACTGCTGTGGTATGGTAAATCCTTCAATAACGTCCGTACGCGACCAGGTGGCCGTGTCGGTGCGCGTAGATTGACCGCGCGCTGTATTGCGTTAATTAAACGTGCCTTCCTCGAGCTCCTTGCGGAGTGCTTCCAATTCCATAAGAAATGGTCGCCACCCGAGCCTGGCCTCTAACCACGAGTTAGCTGCAGCAGAGGAACCGTCCTGGATTGACTCCTTGAAGGTCCTATCTCTTGCCTGACGTACTTTGGAGCCCTTGAGTCTTTGCTTCGACTTATAGAGCTCCCATTTCCGTCTGTCCTTGATAAAGTCCTGAAGGCCTCCGATGGGGTGTTTTAGCATTGCTATGGTTTCCCGTAGCTCGCCCAAGAACACCGCGCCGTAAACCGAAGGAGACTTCACGTTGGCAGCAGCTTTCGTAACCGCCTCAAGTTTGAGATTGTCGACCAAATCTGAATCCCAATCACCCGCCCCAGGAAGGGGCAGGGCAGCGTGGACCCAGTTGATCGGACACTCACCGTAGTACGTGTATCCATTCCCAGGTGACGTCGAAACTTTGACGCCCTGATCCTGGTATAACATGACTTCGGTTCTTGTAGACGTGAGGGGGTTATTAACTATCCCTCCTGAAGAAGAAATTTTTCTCCAGCCGGTTGTCACTACATCTGTCATGGTTTTGGCCCACCCTAATTTATCAGGATAGGTCTCCGTGGCACTTGGGGCAATGATGGTGACGACACCCGAAGGGTCGACATACCACCATTGAAAGCCGAGCTGGGAAAGTGGTTGCAAACCACCCACAGTTCGGTAACGCCCGATGCGATCTCCAACAACCCTCGTCAAGAGGGCACCCCCGTTGGGGCTGGTTCACTCAAGTCTTCACAAGAGTCTTCTGCGAACACGAATTTCTCCGCATCAGCAAATAGAAGGTCTAACTTACGCTCGAGTTCGAAAAAGTTACATGGGAAAATCTCCCAGATAACACCGGACTGGAGGCTGGGCCCACTGGAAGAGTCTCCGGTTGAAAGTATTACACACAATCGGTCATTTTCCATGAGGGTCTCCTAAGTTTGGAAAGTTAGACAGTAGCACTTTAGTACAAGACAGGTGTGATCGCTCACGCTATCCGGCACCTCCTCACTTGCTAAAATGAGGAATCATCTCAACCGCAGGTAGCAAACCTGCGGCTCCCAAGAACTCTCAAACGTCCCATCCTATTGGTCTACCAAGGATGGCGGCTGCTTTGCGAACAGCCGGTGCGGCGCTTTTCACGCCTGGTTTTTCGTCACTGCGAATGAGAGAGAGATGAAGAAGAACC